GATAAAATTTTCATTGCTACTCAATAGTGTATAAACCATGGAGCAAACGAAAATTTTAAAAATGTCTGAGCCTTCTGCTAATCCTGATACTCCAACTCACCCAATCCTTCAGCACGTCAATAAGTCACAAGCCGAAGCACGCCCCCAGTATAATCCTTCATTCTATCATTTGCAGTACAGTAGTGGCCGTTTTCCTATCGATGAAACTTTGTACAAAGCAACTCGTGAGCATTTCGGTTCCGCTAAAGATGTCGACTATTTCATTCTTCCAGCCAAGAAAGTCAATGGTGAATACCAATTCATGCCCTGTGCTGTCTCCTTCTCTTCTAAATTCGCCATTCCTCCCGGATCATATGCTGACTCTTCCGAACGCATGCTACATACGCTTTTCACTGGTGCTGAACCGACTGAAATTGACATTCTATCATTTGTTGATGACTTTTCTGTGGTACATCCCGGCTTAGCAAAGTTAACTGCAAAGATGGATGATCTTGCTGCCCACGTTTCAGTAGTTAACCAACAGCATGCTTTTGCTCTTCATTCTGCCATCTCCCACGTCTCATATCAAACTCAAGCCCAATGCGCTTCTCTCGCTTCTCAACTTGAAGATTTAAAGACTATTATTGCACAAGGTAGGCACAGAGAAGAAGTTGCGGCTGTTACATACTCAGAATCTGAAACCACCACCCTCATTCCTAGCTTAGTTGCGGAGCACAAGAATACTATAATTGAACGATCAAAGAGTATAAGTAGCGCGACTTCTAGTGGTGTGTCCTCTGCCTCTGAATCAATTGTTTCAGTGACTTCTCCCACTCATTCCTCAACCTCGATTGAGCAAAAATTAGAAGCGCCAACTATTACACTCGCACGCCAAAGTCTTGCCGTTCGAACAAACTCTGATCCGACTCCTTCTCTCTCTTGGGCTGATGAAGTTGACTTTCCTTCGCTACCCGCTCCTTCGACTGACCGTTCTCAAGTGGACTTGCGCGATCTGCGTCCTCGTCGTGGCGTAAGAAAGATTAAAGACTTAGTTGACGTTGCAGCGACTGGGAAAATTGAGTTGATTGATCAAGCGTGTTTTAAGCCTCAAAGCATTCAAAAGTACTGTGACGCTGAAGATGGTGTAAAGAGCCCAATTGATTTACATGTTGCACGTTTCTCTCCTTCTGCAAAACAAATGGAAAACAGTGAGGGTGTTCTTTATGCTACATACCATATTAAAGGTTGTTCAGATTCGCCCTACACGATGCACTTGATTGTAAAAGATGATCGTGGATTAGCAGATTATCAAGGAAAAAATGGTGTCGCAATTGACTTTGTATCAACTCGCAATGTGTTGCAGTATCTTGGCTTTCAGGATGTATATGCTAATATCGCTTCTATTCCTATGGTGCGTGAGATTGATGGCTTTAAATCTGGTTTGTTCGCTGGTCGATATGGATCGTTTCAACGTAGGCGGTACTCTGAACATATTGACTTTTATCGTCTCGGTGTTGATGTGACAAAGAAAATTATGAGTCATTCTGCGTTTGAAGATGTTGTAGAGTACGCGCACCACAAAATGATAGATCTCCTTTCTCAATACTCTTTTGATGATGTACCAGAATTTATTGAACTGCCTTCCATTACAAAAATCTTTCCTACCGGAGAATCAAATAAGGAAATCGCGTCTGTTGCAAAGAATGTTGCTCATCTGGGTCGTAAACTTCCAAACGAGTGCGTCTCTCGCATACCACAATGTGTCCAGAAATGCTGGCAAATGAAAGGACAGAGACATGGCCTAATGCACGGTGCTCATGTTCTGTATTCTCGTGAAAAGAACTCGTTTTTCACTCCGTGTGGGGAGACCGTTACCGATGCTGTTTCATATTGGAAACATCCTTGCACTGTACGCGCTAGAACAGTTGCTTTACAAGCGGTTCATCCTGAAGAAACTAAAGATTTGGCGAGAACTACGTCCCTTCGCGAAGGTACTCCATGTTCAGTGTGTGGGCGTCGTTACTTAGACAGAGCTGATAGCATTTTGTGTTCAGTATTTTGCATTTTAGTGCAACATGGCCAGCTCGATAAAGAAAAGAAGACCTTAAAGTTACCGAGAAGAATTCCACCAGTAGGCGCATTCGGTCACTCTGTCAAACGAGTTAGTGTTCCATCCCGATTGTCCATTGACTAATTGTGCTCGATGGGGTCATATTTATCTAGAGGAGTAGTTACAACTGAGGTCGCTTGTGAGCTGGAGGTGTCAACCCAGTCTCACCGATTGAGGAATGAAAATATGATC